GACGGGTATTCCCGCTTCATGTCGTCGCCGAGCGTCTTCTCCTTGGCCGTGTACCACGCGCGCTGACCGTCATTCGTGACAATCCCGTGCTTGGCATGCAGCTCATTGAAGTAATCGGTGAGGCGCTGGGGGAGGACCACATCAGTCGGATCGAGCCAGTAAGCCTTGTTCTTCCACCAGCTGAAGAAGAAAAACTTCCAATCCAGCAGGCCCAGGGGCACGCCGGCAAGTTGCTGACGCTCCGCGCTCTGCGAGTAATCGAAGAAGTAGCCGGCCCGGCCTTCCGCCGTCGATTCAATCGTGACGAAGCAGTCAGTGGCCACGGCCTCGAAGGCGCCGGTGACAATCTCGCGGGCCTTGTGCGGAAACTTGGCGCAGATCTTCCCGAATTCGGACACATGCAGGTAACGCAGTGTGCCGCCCCGGAATGAGGTGGAAACGTAGAGCGAGCCGCCCTTGCTGAACACCAGCTCACCGGCAGCGTCATTGCTCGCCGGGTTGGCAGCGCGAATTTCGGCCGGCAAGTTATCGTAGGCGTACTTCACCTTCTCCCGGAACAGGCGCTTGGCGTCATTCAGGGTGTGAGCAATCAGTGCGCACTTCGCAGACTCGAACAGAGCCGCGTCCAGCTGGATGATGCAGCACTCGGTGGTGAAGCCGAGCTGCCGAGCCTTCAGGATTATGTTCCGGGTGTGCATCCCATCGAAGTACTCGATCTGCTCGTCCGTCATCCGGAAGCGGATCTTCTTGCCCTGTTTGTCCGTGATGAAGTAAAGGTTGTTCAGGCGCCATCGCTTGTCCCGGAGCAGCTTCAAGTGCTCGGGCTTCATATCAGGCGTCCTTCGATAATTCGTCCATCAGCTTGGATAGCTCGTCGGCGTCGTTGCCGCCAGATTTGGTGTCGAGGTCGTAGGCTTGGCGCTCCAAGGAGATCAGGGTCTTCAGCGTCTCGGCCATTTCTTTCATCGTCTTGGAGCGGCCTGGTAGATCGATGATCTTCTGGTACAGATCGTTGCGCTTGTCTTGCCCGTTGTCGTCTTCGGAGCGCATCAGCTCGCCCAATTCTTCAAACAGCTGGCGGTTGTCAGTCAGTCCCTCCAACTCATCCAACAGCTTGTTCGTGAGGCGCCGGCCGCGTGATATGTCGCCGCGGTGAGCCATGCGGATATTCGCAATGACCTCAGCGTTGACCTCGATGATCTCTCGTTCGGTTTCCACCGATTTGCTGGCAACCTGCGTGGCAACCTCTCGCTTGGCAACCAGTGAATCAGCCTTCGCCTTGATCTTCGCCTTGAGGTCTCGCTCCCATCCATTCACCTTGGCGCGCTTCTGGATAGCGGTGTGAGACACGCCACAGGAAGCGGCGATCTCTCTTACGGAAAGCAATCCAGCCCGGTAGGCGCGTTCGATTGCCTCCCAGTCGGGTTGCTTGGTTTTCATGGTTTCACTCTGACACTTGAAAAGGTGGCTGGTTGCCGGTATTGGTGGGAGTTCACTCGTTATGGACAATGAACATGGAACCGCGATTCAAAGTGCTGGACTTTGTACATGCCACGAACGGTAGTGTGCGCTACAGGATTATCGACATGGCCGACCCAGGAAACCCAAGCAACAACGAAGCTTACGGTGATAAGGCGGCAGCTGAAGCTGTTCGCGATCAAATGCTGAGGAATGAATTAAACCTAAGCGACTGGAACCGATCATTACTTAGGGAAACTCGAGCGCTCGATAAGGATCCAGAAGGTCGTGAGGTTTTCATCGGCCTAATTAGACCAGAGTCGGAGCGCTACATAGAGCTTATGGCGAGCCAAACTCCCACTGAAAGCAATGAATTTATTGATCTAGAAAGGAGGCACACGGCCGCTCGCACCGGATTTCAATACGAAGAAGACGAAGTGTAGGCTGCAGCCCGATCGAGGTGCCGCACTCACCTGCGGCACATCTCATCACCCTATCAGCCCGAATCCCAACCCAGGCTCATTTCCCAGTTATGCAACCTCAAACAGCATCCCAATCAAACAATCCAACGTGGCTTACTGTAGGGCTATGTTCACTACTGCTATCAGTGCTGACATCTGCAGTTACCTTCGCTGTAAATTTCGGCGAACAAAAAAGCGACCTCTCTGCGCTCAAGGCAAAAAACGAAGAGCTAAAAAATGGACAGGATCTTCTCGTAAAGCAGTTGGGAGAATGGCGCAACGCCTATCAAGCCCAACAGACGCTACTGCAAGGCAAACTAGACAGACTCGCAGTCCTCGAAAATGACCGGTGCAACCCACTCTTGGATCAAGTCTCCGATCTGAAAGACTCGATCAATCGCCCTGCTCGGTATGGCTATTCAGAACAGACCGTTGCCGATTTGCGAGAGGTTCTGAAGGGGTACCAAGAATCTCTCCAAGCATGTTATGGAGCACGTAGCTGAGGCTGGAGGCAAGGTTCAACAGCGATGCATGTTGCGTCCTCGCATGTCGCGACACAATTTGCTAATTCGCGAAACGTGTCGCGGACTACTTGTTTCTCTGTGCAGCCGAGTAAGCCGCCTCACACGCAAAACCCGCTATTCGGCTTCGATCAAGCGCTGCTGCCAGGCTTCCCGCTGTTTCGTCAGCGCTTCGACGCAGGTCGGCGAGCAGAACGGAAAGGTCGGCTCTTGCCTTGCCTCCGCTGGCAACCTCGGCAGCACAGGACTTTCGGGCGGCGAGCAGATTGGTGATTTGCTGCTGCAAGCTGCGAGCGCGACCATCAGCAATAACAATGGCAGCCGTAACATGTTCAGCCTTGGCTTTCGCATCGTCGGAGACTCGGTTGATGTCATCAGTTATTTGGCGCTCCAGGCGTAGCGTGTTGCCGAGGGAGGTCACCCTGGCGTTGGCCGTATCGCGCTCTGCCGCTATGGTTGCGCGATCAGCCTTCACGGCATCCAGTCGCCACGAGAGGTAGCCGACGGATACCAGCGCAACGAGGACGACCCTCAGCCACGTCGGAACCAACCGAAGAAGCGTCATGGGATTTTTCTCTCTGATGCCTCACCGGCCTTGTCACACGACAGGCAGTGCTCACAGTTCAGCGTGCGGCAGAGCCAGGCTTTCACTGGTTGCCAGAACGTGACCATAAAGATGTGCCGGGCGCCGGCCAGCGCCAGTGACACATGCAGCGTCAGTCCGGCGGTGGTCGGGCCGAAGAAGATGTTCTGGCTGCGCGCCATAACGACAAATCCGCTGATGGCGATCGTCGAATAGATCAGCTTGCCCAGGATGCCGTCCCGTACTTTCCCGCTCAGTACGCACCAGGTCGCCCAGAGCGAGATCAGGCCACAGGCCATCGAGTTGATAAGTTCAAGGTTCATGGTGGATTACCCCCGCCGAACCGCTGGCGAATCAGTGCCCAGAGGTCTGCGGCTTTGATGGCGCGATTGATGGCTGCCAGGAGCGAGCCACCGAAAGTGCCCAGCAGGAAACCAATGCCGGCGACGATCTTCGGCTCAGTGACATTCAGATACGCGCTCACCATGCTCGTCAGGTAGAGCGAGCAGGCAACACCAGTGGTGAGAAACACCAGCCAGGCACGCCAGTCCGACAAATCGTCCTTGTGCCACCAACTGGCAACAATGGCGCCGACCAATCCCGCGATCAACAATTCAAACCTGTCGATCTTGTCGAGCAGGCGCTGCAAATACTCCATGCGCTCGACTCCGTTGGCATGACTTGAATTGAATCAGCTCCAGCAGCACTCCCAGCTCAGAGCGATGGGTGTGGTGGAGCCGAAAACGAAAAAGCCCGGCACAGGGGCCGGGCTCATAATTAGGAGGTAACAATTAGGGTTCGGGATGCTCGCTCGACACCGAGTTAACGGCTTCCACGTCTGACATTTCTTCTTCGATTGACGCTTCATTGTCCCCGGGCAGCGGAGCCTCAGGCTCATTCACATGAGGATCATGGCCTGTTTCGTTGTCCGTTGTGTTCGTTACGCCTGCCTGAGAAATGTTTCCTGGCGCATTCTCGTCAATTTCCATGCTCGCTCTCCGTTGTGACGCGCGAAATGCCCGCGCTTAAACTTGAGAGGTAGCAGAGCATCACGAGTGCCCAGGTTTGGACGAACGGCGAAAACTAAAAAGCCCCACACTAGGCGAGGCTTTTGCATCATTCAGGCACTACTTCGATCTGAGACGCTGGCGTCCAAAATCACTAGTGCGGGCCAAATTGACTGGAAGCCACCCATCCAATGACAGCGCCAATCACGGTCCAGATAACGTCAGCCAAGAAAAGTGCCTTTTGCGAAGGCGCTTGAATTGCCTGCTCAAGAAGCAGTTCCGGCATATTGGAGGTGAAAAGGGCGTGATAGCCATGCGGGAAAAATGCCCAGAGCGCCAATAAAACCAGCAAAGCCGCTATCCATTTCCCATCAATGGAGTAGCTACGTTTGTACCCTGCCAATAATGCATAAGTTAGAACGCCTGCGATAACTGCAGTCATCGGAAACTGCGCGACAAGCGCACTGAATTGCTCAGCAATACCACTAAAACTCATAAAACCCCTCTACTTCAAATTATGGAAATAGAGGCTAATACTTATTCTCGGAAACAAAAAAGCCCGGCAGGAGCCGAGCTTTCTTTAGCTATGTGCGTTTCGCGTTACTTGTGCACTATGGGAAAAGTACGCCAAAACTCCCGTCACGTCAATATGTTTATGCCGCCTCTTCATCATTTTCCGCGTGTATCACCTGCCATACCGGTTGTTGAGCCTGAATATCCACTTCCTTGATGAATTCTTTTAGGGATTCCCACAGGTCGAGCCAATCACGCGTCCAGTTCTTCGGATCAATCGTGACGCCGAAGAAGGTTTTCATCTCGGCGGCGACACGAGCCGGCCCCCACTCTGCCGCCCCGCTCACCTCGGCCTTGTATGACTGCAGGGCCAGGGTCACCAAGTACTGAGCCTTCACGCGCTTGGCCGATGTGAGGTTTGGCAGCTTGGCGTGAGCGGTGATCAGCAGCACCGCATTCATGACGTGTTGCATGGTCATCATAGGGTGGTACAGGAAGTGCCCGAACTGCTGCACTTGGAACGGAAGCGTATCGATGGCGCGCAGGATCTTACCGATGGTTGCCAGGTGCGCGGCGCGGGCGGTAGATCGGCCGATGGGTGTCCGGCGCGTTTCGCTGATGCTGATCCGCTGCCGGGTGGCCATGATCCGTTCGGCCTTGTCGTCGCCCAGGGCGGCGAACACCACCTCATGCAGGCGGGCCCGCGCCTTCTTCACCGATGCTGCTGACTGCGCCGAGTCGATGGCTGCCGCCGTGATCGAGGCGTTCGATTCGTGTTGAGAGTCAGTCCATGCCTGACGTGCGCCAATTAGCTTCATGCTGCTGCCCTCTTCAGTTCTTTGGTTTTTGCCCGGTAGTCGGCGGTCATCGCCTTCAGCTCTTCGACGGTGTACTTCTTTGGCTCATGCGGGCCTTCCAGCCACTCGACCTGCTCGGCGCCGATCCTCTTAAGCAACGCGATGCGATAGTTCACGATGTTCCCAGACAGCTGGGTGTTGCACGGCGAGCACTGCCGGTGACAATTCAGCGGCTCGAAGCGCAGTGCAGGGTTACTGCCGACGGTTCGGTAATGCCCTGCGTCGTACTTTCCCTGGTGGTGCCGGCCGCAACTGATGCAAGGCAGCTCGGCATCTCGCTCACGCACCCAGGCGTTGAAAGCGATCTGTGTGTCCTTGAGGTGCTCGGCCCGACTCTTCAGCTTCTCCTTACGCACCTTGATCTCGCGGCGCTCAACATCCGCCAGGGCCTTACGGGCGCTTGCCTGACCCTTCTCTGACTGCCCATGAGCGATGGCGCAGTCGATCTCCCCGCATACGGCTTGCGAGTCGCGTGCAGGCGTAAACATCACTCGGCATGACGGGCAGCGCCTTCTGCGGTTGCCGCCCGAAGTGAGCGGAGTTTTGCGCTGTAGGGGAGTGCGCTTCATGCGGCCTCCTTGCTCAGCAGATCGGTGAACACCACGCCCTGGCCGGTGAAGAAAGCGGCGATGCGATCGGTGTAATGGATGCCCTGGGCGCGATTGAACAGGCTGGTCACCGGGAAGCCGTCAGGGCCAAACAGCTTGCATTCGCCCATCATGGCCAGCTTCTCCTCATAGGGCAGATGGCGCATGACCCGGTACCACGCCGCCTGAAACCCTGAGTCCTCATTCAGCAGGATCTGCACACCGAAGTGCAGCTTGCAGTAACGCCGGGCGTCCGCCGCGTCGCCGATCAGGGCCATTTCCGCGATTCGCTTGTACATCCCGAACCACAACGAGTTCTGATCGAGTGTGCGGTCCTTGCCCGGGCGAAAGGAAACCACGACGAACTTTTTGTCGCGGTACATGGTTGTCAGGCAGGTGATGGCTTCCGAAAGCTTGGCCTGGCTGTTAACGCTGATCTTGTCAGTCATGCCCGAGACTCCCGCTTAATTGCGCAATCAATCTCTTGATCAAGCGCTTCGCGCATAAAAACTCGGACCATTCGATCTTGAGCGCTTCCAGATTCGCCCTCACGCAGCCACCGATACCGTTCAGCATCCTTGCGGAACGCTTCGTTTTCGGCCAGCAGCTCCAAGGCCACCTCCTCGACGGTCTTCTCGCCGAGGAAGTCTTGCAGCGCTTCGGTGTTGCGCTTCCAGTCAGCGCAGTCGGCTCGAAAGGAGGCGGCTTCAGCCCAGAGCAGCGTCTTCAATTTCTCTTTGTCGATGCCCATCACGCGCCCTCCCCGTTGCCACGCTGCGACTCCCAGTTGAACAAGATCAGCTTGCCGCCGTTCTCGCGCAGGCGGTCCACAACGCGATCGCCCATGTACATCGGCAGGTCGTCCCGGCCGCGGTTAGAAATCACGATCGTCGGCTTCATGGCTTCGTAGCGGGAGTTGATCAGCTCGAACATCACCGTCCGCTCGAATTCAGTGGCGTTCTGTACGCCGACCTCGTCGATGATCAGCAGATCCGGTGCCGCGAAGAGCTGGTAGGCCTGCACCTCGTTGTGCGCGGTATCTCGGCCGAACGATGCCTTGACGTGGCGGATTACGGCGCCGGCAGTAACGTAGAGCGCGGTCAAGCCGAACTCACGCATGACATGGTTGCCGATGGCCGCGGCCAAGTGCGTCTTGCCGGTGCCGACATTGCCCAGCAGCATCAGGCTGCGGCCGCGCTGGGCGTGAGCAGGAAAGTTCTCGGCGTACTCCGTGCAGATGGCCAGGGCACTCTTCTGCCCAGGGTTGCCAACGCGGAAGTTGGAGAAGCTGCGTTCAGCGAAGCGTGGCGGGATGCAGGACCGGCCAACCCGGGATTCGATGGCGCGCCGAGCGTTTTCGCGAGTCAACGCTTCCTGCTCGACACGATCAGCTTCAGCCCGTTTCTCATCGGCGCAGCGCTGGCAACCAGACCATACCGCCGAGCGAGCCTTGCCCAGACCGGTCAGGAAATCGGTGAAATCGCCGTGCGCTGGGCACTGGCGCTTCTGCGATTCCAGGATCTGGCCGAACACACCGATCACGCTCACGATGTTAGATGCGATACGAGCCATCGGCATTCACCTCGAGGTTCGCAGCGTGGTCGATCTGGTCCAGTTCGGTGTGGCGGGACTTGCCCGGGAACTGGTGCACGTTACTGGCGACCTTGACCTCGTCTTCCCAACGCTTGCCGTTGAGCCAGGTCGTAGGATGCGGGACGTACTGGCCGCCGTCCTTGGTCCAGTCAGCGCAAACGACTTGCTTGGCAAGGCCTCCGGCGATTTCAGCAAACAACTCGTCAGTGAGCTTGAGCTTCATCCAAGACTTCAGGGCATTTGCCTTACCCACCTTCAGCGGGTAGAGCGCCCAGAACTTCGAGAAAAATTCTTCCCGCTCGCTCGCCGAGCAAGTCTCTTGATCTTGCTCTTTCTTCTCTTCTCTACTCTTCTCTTCTCTGGTCCGCTTTTTGTCCGCATCACTAGCGGACATTTTCGGGACAGGTTCACCATTACGAGAATTGCGCTTGCGCTCATTGTCGTTCGCGCGGCGCTTCGCACTCTTGCCGTTGTGCTCGTCAAAGCGAGGCATTACAAGGCTTCCAGAGTCATTCAGTGCGGCCCACTCGACGTCGATCATGGCCTGGGTAAAGCCCGGCCAGCCGATGACAGCATCCATCGCATCGGTGGTGTAACCCACCAGCACACCATCATCACAATGGGTGTCAAAGATGCTCCAAGCGATGTGCAGTCCGCCAATGATCCTAAGTCTGTCCGCTTTCAATGCGGACACCATGCGGAAAACTTTCGGATGAGTCTGAAGTTCGATGCGCATTTTAATCCAGTCTCCGGCCATTACTTGCTGCCTTTGCCGATCAGGTCGGCCAGTTCGAGGAAGCGATCGACGTACCAGTGAGGCTGCGTCTCGCGAGGGGATTGGGGGTTGGTGAGGTTCTTGCCGTAGGCCATGCCTTTCTCGGTAACCGACCAGAACGGAACCAATTCCTGTTTTGAGTTCTTGCGCTGGAGCTGCTTCAGGAGGCCCTTAGTTTCCAGTGCGCGGTTGAAAGCCGCAGGTGATACGCGAATGCCGTTGTCCTTCAGCAAGGCCGTTGCCGACTTGGTGGGCATGGAGGAGCCGCCGGCAGCATCTGGTGCAGCGTCGACGGCATAGCTTGGGAGAAACTTCGGGTCCAAGCCGTTGTTCTGAGCAATCTTCGTGAGCATGGCCATCTGGCAGGATGGAGCGGGCTTCAGTAGGCGCGTGAAGCACTCCATGATGGCAATCTCACCGACGACCTTGGTGCCATTGAGCATGACCTGCTCGCGGGCGCCCTGCTGCTGTTCCAGCTCCCGCCAGCGGCGGATCACCTTCATGCGCATCGGCGCGCTGTAGCCGGTGAGCAGGCAGTCGGTGTGTTCGCGATCGAGCAGATACTGCACCTGCTCCCGGTTGCGACCGTCGAGGTAGATGTCCTCAAAACTGAGTACATCTACTTTCAGGTCTTTGAGCATCGCAACGATGTCGCGCTTCACGTTGTCGTGGCGCTTGCCAGTGACATTGGCGATCTCGCGGGAGGACATTGTGGTGCGCGACACGTTTTCGGAATTAACAAAACGTGTCGCGACATTGGTCTGGCTATTGACGGGGATTGATTGTGTATTCATTATTGCCTCGCTGAAGTAGCAATGAGCCAGGCCACGAACCTGGCTTTTTTGTGCCTGAAATTCAGGCGGCCTTTACCGACTGCTTAAAAACCTCGAGGCTGACGATCACCTCCTCCGCTTCCTTGAGCAGAACCGACTTCTCGCGGGAGCAAACGCGGCCGTCGGCCTGGGCGTCGAATGCGAGACGTGTCACGTCTGCCAGATCGGCGTGTAATCGAAGCAACGCGGTGTTCAAGTTGATCCCTTCCGGCTTTTCCTTTGGGACAAGGTCGAACCCGAATGACTCGGCCCAAGCTTTCAGCGGCCGGAAGTCCTGGGTGAACTTCATGATCCTGTGCAGCTCTTCCACGTTCATGCGATGGGTGTCGTAGTCAGGGTTGGCTTTTTGGGAAAGCAAAGTCCTGGATTTGAAGTCGGCACCCTCGGCAATCTTCCGGGTGCCGTGGTCATCGACCACTTCGTAAATCGCCCTCATCAATTCCTGCATGTCACACCTCTGAAATCGTTACGTGGCTGGATGCCACCAGTTCCGCGATCCTTGACCCATCAACTGATCAGGGACGCATCCATGACCAATCATTCCGAATTACAGGGCGAGATTTCCGCCCTTTGCTGTCTGGTGGTCGCTTTGGCGTCCACCCTCCCCTTGTCATCTCAGCTCAGGCTTTGGCCTGCGTTTGAGCAGATAGCCGATCCGCTACGGGATCGACTTGGCGGTGATGAGTTGCGCGGGTTTGAGCGCGCCACCGTGTCACTTGCCTCGAAGCGGAAAGTGACTGACTAGGCGGCGGAAAGCGTTTGGCCAATAACCGAACTGATCTGCGCCCAAGGGAACGATGGGCAAAGATCGGCTTTCTTGATTTGGCCTTCGGTCAATACCTCGATCTGCAACGCACGCTTTGCTGGTACCGCGCGCTCGCCTGAACACCATTGGTTGACGGTGGGCGCTGTAACCCGCAGGAGACGCGCCATCTCCGCCTGGCTGCCCAGCAAACGGGAAGCTTCTTTAGCTGCTTCTGCTGATTTCATGATTTCTCTCCTGGAGACTGAACGTGAATATAAGGCATTACCTTATCATCGACAAGCCATTGCCTAACCAATCTGCGGATAGGCTTAATTAGGCAATGCTTACCGGACCGGAATTAGGCGCAGCCATTGAGGCCGCGCGGATCGCCAAGGGCGTATCAAAGAAGAAACTCGCAGACGACTTCCAAGTGAAGCCTCCGTCGATACAGGGCTGGGTGAAAAACGGTCGTATCGACAAGTCGAAGCTGATGGATGTGATCGCCTATTTTGAAGACGTGGTGGGGCCTGAGCATTGGGGTTTGAGTCATCGATTCGCTTTTGGGAGACAACTCTCGGAACCCGATTCAGGTCCTACTGCAGATATCGACCCAACTCCAGATCGTGACGATGAGCACGACATCAAGATGGTCCCGTTTCGCGAAATTTCTGATTACCCATCAGCAGCTGAAATCGTGCGTTCAATGCTTTCTAAGCAAGGCAAAAACCTTTCTGAGGACGCCCGTAGGCGTTTGCTTGAAGTGGCTGAAGCCGAGGATGGGGGCGACGTGCTTGAGCTCGACTACTATCGCCCTGGTGCCGTGGGTGATGAGGTTTGGATTGCCCACTACGACGTACGTGCGGCAATGGGCGGCGGGCAGATCCCTCACGATTACCCCGAGATGTTTCAGGACGTGCGCGTCAGCCCCCAGCACCTGCGCGAAATGGGAGTTGAGTTCAAAGAACATTTCCACCTGAAGATGGTGACGGGCTGGGGCCAGTCGATGGCGCCCACGATCAAGCACCGCGACCCGCTCTTGGTCGACGTGAGCGTTCGCGAGTTCTCAGGGGATGGGATCTACATGTTCTCCTGGGAGGGGCACCTGTACATCAAGCGCCTCCAGTGGATTGGCGACGACCAGATAAAGATGATTTCCGACAACGATCGGCACCCACCGCAGTCGATCAGGGCCGATGAGACCTTCATTCAGGCACGGGTGCTGCTGGTGTGGAATGCGCATTTGGTTTGATTTGGATGCAGTAGCGTCCCTGCTTTTTGTTTCGCGGGTGATTCGAGCGAGATCCTGAGAGCTATGCATCCGGAAACTCAAGCCCAATCACGTCTATCAATGCCTAGTCTCCTTGCGAGAATATACCTGAGAAGATATATTGTACGAGCTAATAGTAGGTGATGATGCATCCGATGATCTTGAAAAGATCCTCGCGATAAATCCAACAGCGGCATACCGCCTGGCTGTGCTCCTACAGGAGCTTGAGGGCAGTCAGGAGTTGCTCGAGAAGCTCTCATGGGATCAATACGGTGGCAAACCGCATCTACCAGAGGTGGGCGCAACCTTCAGCGTCTCAAAAATTTATTCTCTTTATAGGCGAGGGAAAAACATCTGGAGGCTAAGAGATTTCGAGCTATCTCGTGACGGGTTTGAATACCGAATTATCTACGCCTACATCGCCTCAAAAGACCTTTATTTTGTATTGGCTGTCGTTGAGAGAGCATTCGATTATGATCCAAAACACCCTGTCACACAGCGCGTCCTTGATGCCTATCAGAAGCTTGAGGCGGACGGCTGGTGAGCAAACGGCGGGCACCGCTAGTGTAGGGGTTGTCCTGAAATTCGAAACATCTATCCTGCCAGCTCCGCTTGCGAAAAAAAACACTGCCTTTTCTCGCCTGATGGCGCGTCTTGAGACGAGTACCGAGCATAAGGACGGCATCGCGAGCGCAAGAGCATGGCTGGTAGACGATGTTCTCGCTGACGAAGGCGAAACCGTCAGAACTTTACGTCTGAAAAAAAACCTCAGTCAAACACAGCTCGCAGAGTTGCTAGAAACCACGCAGGCTCAGGTAGCGCGGATTGAGAAAGGCAACGTCGACCTTCAGCGATCAACATGCAAACGCCTCCGTGAGGTTCTCGGAGTTTCTTCGGGCGAGCTCGACGAAATGCTTGATCGGCAAGAACAAATTTTCCAAGCGAAGGCTAAAAAATGAATCGTTTTGCCTACTCAATTTTCTGTGACGACATTCGGTACGAAGTAAACAACAAATGCTCGTTCATTGGGATTATTGGAACCCTCATGTACGTGCCGTCCTTCCCAGCGGTGCTACCAAAGCTGTGCGTTTCCGTAACAGCCAGTACGCCACGCGATAAACCATTCAAATCTCTACAATTCAAGGGCTGCTTTGGAGAAACTGTTCTTTTTGATGCCAACCTGGAAGAAGAGCAGTTGAATCAAATGCACCAATCGGCGGCTCAAGTCGACGAAGCTAAAGGACTTTTTGCCCAGGCCATGTTCGTGCTTTCTCCTTTTCACATTCAGGAGCCAGGTAAAATTAAGATTACCGTTCTTGCTGACGGTGAGGATCTCGAATGCAGTGGGATTCAAATTTCTGCTGCGCCTGAAGGGTACCAGATCATTTAAATATCACGCGGCCAAAACCCAGTGATGCATGAACGCCCGCCAGCTAGTTAGCGGGCTTTTTATTGCACCTTAGAAAGGCGCCGGTTCCTCTACTGGCTCCATTACCTCTACCGGTCGATCCTCCACTGCACTCGCCTCCCACTTCAGCGTCACCGACTCATCGTCGTTGAACGTCATGTCTATGCCATCCGTCTCGTTCAGTAGCCCCATCACCTCCTCCCACTCCCGATCACCATCCGTGTCCAGGCGATGGATCGTCACCCAGCGCTGAATCTGCGCTACGGGGTGGTTGATCATCGATGAGACGCGAAGCCCCAGTCGTTCAATCCCGCTCATCTCCAGCCGCTCTGCCTGCTTTTCTTGTTTTTTCGCCTTCGCCATCTCGCCCCCAAATAATACTGGATATACATACAGGTTAGGCGGAGCTTATCGCAGCATTGGTTAATTGCATATCCAGAACTGAGCCTTTTCGCTGAGACAAATCATTTGAAAATAATTAGGCATTACCTATTTACAGATATTAGGCATTGGCTTATCTTCACTCCATCGCCACCGAGTACCCAATCAGGGACCAGCTGCGAAGGGTCGAGAGATCCGCCGCTCTTTAACAGCTCAGGATCCTCGCCATCGACTACCCCGGGTTTCAGCCGGTAAGCGCGAGCAATAAATAGTCGATGCCACGCCAGCTCTGGAACTGGCCGCACCTTCCATATGAATGTGCGCGAAGCCACGCAAGCCAGCCGTATCAGCACCGAACACGAAATGTGCGACGACGGCCAGAGATATGAATCCGGCGATGCGCGTGGTGGAGATATGAAGCACCCACAGATTTACTGATGCCGCTTCGATGAGGCGGCATTGGAAATCAACGGAGGGCACCGAGATGCCGAAGAAGGCCTTTGAGTGCGGAAGCTGCAACGATGTGCATAACACGCATTACGCCGCCGAGCAGTGCTGTCGGCCAGAAGTCAATGACGTTTGGCTGTGCGATACCTGTGAAGAAGCATATGAGGAGAAAGACGATGCGGAGAAGTGCTGTGTCGGAAAAGTAAAGGCGCGCGGCGTTGAAACCGTTCGATGCCCTTCCTGCTTCCGCTACCAAGAGCTGGTCCAGCACGCCGTTGAGATTGAAGTGGCCGGACACTGCTCTGAATGCAATCCGCACTTCTCCATAGACGACACATTCAAGATTGGCGATCTGGTTGAGCAGCAAGTCGCAGAAAACCTAGATCGCGCTTTGTGACAACCAGCGCTGCGTCAGCCTAGCGGAGGGCTGGGCTGGTCTATTCGTGAGCAGTTTCCTGCTGATAAAGCTCTTCGGCTTCTTTCAACACTGATTTCAAAATCTCAATCAGTCCAGGCACTTCGTCCCGACTAAAGAACAAAGCTTGGTCGGTCCCTGGCTGCTCTTGCTTCAGGCCGATCCTGAAGTCCTCAGTCACAAACGCCTCAACCCCGAAGCTCGGCTCAATTTTCCATGTCATGGAGATCCCCTTTGAAATTCACATATCGATTGAAAGACGGAATGTACATCTACAAAGGTCCTCGCGGCCATTCTGGAATTGCTTACTCGCTGGAAAAGATCAACGAGGTACTGACGCGCAGCTACGGCGAGGGTGGTTATTCGCTTGAGCAGGCCTGACCGAAAGCATCACCTCTGTCCATTCACCGAGTGGGCAGACGGATGCGGACGAAACTGCGGCCTATAACCGCCCACCTGCATCAAATCGCCTGACCGATTGCGCGCTTAAGTCGGGAGGAACTGGAGACGGCCGTGGAACTCGGCGCCGGAGACGTAACCGGCAAGCAGATGCGGCGTTGAAAGCTGGGTTGAACGCTTCGGCGGCCCTGGAGAAACGCAGGTTAATACGGTGCCAGATAATGCTGGTTGCCCCTCCGAGCGGTCGTCCCGAAAGGGTCCGCTCTCGCCGGATTCGCGCCCGGCCATCTGCACTCTTCAATAGGTGGCCGCTGCCTGCCCAGTGAGCGAACGATAGGAGCTACCGGCATGAAGTAGATCAACGCTTTCCCCGCGTGGCGCAGCAAGCCTGAAGGCTACGCCCAACACTCATACAGGCAGCGGACAGTAGGTCGTCGATGTCACCGCGCATCGGCCGGTATTCCGGTAGGCCACCCCATCGCACCAGGACAACTTGACGCAGCAAACCCAGGCCGTCGCCAGTAGCGGGCCTGGGATTTTCGCTCCTACAGGGTTTGGCCTTATAAACCGGGCCTCTCATCCTGATTCGTGGTCGCGAAAGGCGATTTCAGCACGATCTCGCTCCCACAGGTAATTCCCGACACCACCCGCATGCACTCCCCTCCGCGCCCAACGGCAAACAGCGGAACGGATGAGTGCAGCCGAGTTTTGTTGGATCAACACCCGCCACTCTGGAGGCGACCATGGCAACCAGCTATGCAGACAGTGCGCAGGCCCGGGAGTGGGATAGGCGCTACGACGCTTGGGGCCGCGAGAAAAAAGCGAAACCCGAGGAGTTCCATGATTACGAGGCTGAGGCACTCAAACGAACCCAGGCACTGGAAGACCGCGATGTTCGCTTGGCTGCAGAGCGTAAGGCGAGCGCGAAACGTGTAGCCGCAGCGGTGGATGCCATCGCTGAGTTTTGGGGATTGAAGGAGAAGTCAGCATGAGCAGCCAGCACGATCTTGCTACCGGCATGCTTGATGGCTACATCCAAAGCATGATCGACCCGCAGTGCAGCGCTATAGCGGTAAAGGCATCAGCCAACACTGCAATCCTCATCTTCCGCACGCTGAGCATCATCAGCGCCGACGAAGACGCCAAATACACCGAGCGTTTGCGCCGCACCTTTGATATGCGGCAAGGGAGATCGTCATGACCACCGCACCAGTGAAAACCCTGATCGACGAACAGCTTGAGGACATCGAGCGCAAGATCGCCCTGCTCGGCTTCGGCCTACCCTTCAACGAAGTGATTGGCCGCGAGCGCGAGGAGTTGGTCGTCAATTTGCCGCAGCGCCTGGCGCCGACTATGAAGGGTCGCCGGATCGCGGTGATGGTTCGGCCATGACCCGCCTACAACGCGCCCGCCGCATTTACACCTGGCGCGGCTCGGTCGTCGCCCTGCTGTTCTTCACTGCCTGGATGCTGGTCAGCTCCTACTGCTCACAGCTCACTCAATAACCCATTACTTCAAACGCTGCGCGCCGCGCGGCAAGGAACTGTCATGTCCGGAAATACCAAACAAGCACTCGCCCAAGAATCGCTCGAAATGAGCGAAAGCGGCGATGCGAAAAAAACTGTTGTCCCTGCGGTTGCCGTGACCGACATCGCCGAATACCGGCCGCATGAGGAACAGATCGTCCGTCTGGAAGCCACCTACGCGAAGTTGGTCGTTGACTGCTCGACCAGCGAAGGCTTGGCGAATGCGAAGGAAGTTCGCGTCGATATCCGCGACGTGCGCTATGCCCTGGCGAACACCACCAAGACGGCGCTAGTCCCCTATCAACAAAAAGTCAAAGATGCCCAGGCTCGAGTCAACCAGGTTAAGGAGTTCGGCGAGGCGCTGAAAGATCGCGTGTTGGCGATTGAAGCGCCTGTCGACGAAGCAATTAAGGCCGAGGAAAAACGCGTAGCTGACGCCAAAGCTGAGCGCGAGCGTGTTGAGGCTGAACGCGTCGAAGCCATAAGGGCGAAGATTACCCGCTTCAGCTCTGTCGCTGCTGCATATGCAAGCCGTAGCGCTGCCGATGTCGCAAGCATTCTGCAAGGCGTCAAGGAGTCGGTGATCCTGCCCGAAGAATATGCCGAGTTCGAAGCTGAAGGCACCATCGCTCGCGACAACGCTATTGAGCAGTTGGAAACACTGCACAAGTCTGCCGTTGAGCGAGAAGAAGCTGCCGCCAAGCTGCTGGCCCAGCAGAAAGAACTCGACGAGCTGCGCGAGAAGCAACGCATTGCCGACGCTGAAGCTGAGGAACTGCGCAAGCAACGCGCCGAGGAAGACCGTCAGCGGTTGAAGAAACAACAGGACGAACTGGACCAGCAGCGCCGCGACATGGAAGCACAGCAACGCCAACAGCGTGAGCAGCAGGAAGAGCAACAGCGCCAGCAGCGCGAACGTGATGCCCAGTATCAACGTGATCAGGAAGAGCTGGCTCGTCTGCGCGCCCAGGCTGCTGCACCGGTAGTTGTCACTACCGTGACTGCGCCTCTGGTCGCCGAGAAGGTTGAAGTCGTACCTATCACAGCACAAGCGGTTGCAGGTGAATTCGACGATGTGACTACGACCGCGCCATCCGTTGATGACATTGTCGAGGTTGTAGCCCTGGGCTTCGACGTGGACCTCGACACCGCTCGCGCCTGGCTTCAAGCCATCCGCTTCTAACCACCCTTTCCATCTAACGGCCGACCTACTCCTTGTCGGCCACGGAGAGCGCAATGATTGACTCAGACACCCAAGCCTCAACTGGCCTTGCCACGTACCACGATCCATCGCACAACGCAGCTGCGCTCATTCTCGACCCGAGCACTATGAAGTCGATGAGCGACCTCGCACTGATGATGTCGAAGGGCGTGACAACTGTCCCCAAGCATCTGAAAGGTAATCAAGCTGACTGCATGGCGGTAGTGCTGCAAGCGATGCAGTGGCAGATGAACCCATTCGCCGTTGCGCAGAAAACATTCATCGTGAACGGCGGCGCATTGAGCTATGAGGCACAGCTCGTCAACGCAGTGATCACAGCCAAGGCGCCAGTCAAGGGTCGCTTGAACTTCGAGTGGTTCGGCGCCTGGGAAAACGTCATCGGCAAGATGCGAGAAGTCACCAGCAAGACCAAGAAAGACGAGGACACCGGCGAGTTCAAGAAGTATCGCGTTCCGGCCTGGAGCTTTGACGACGAAAAAGGTCTCGGGATCAAGGTTTGGGCAACCTTCAAAGGCGAAGATGAGCCACGCGTTCTGGATCTTCTGCTCACCCAGGTCCGCACCCGAAACTCTACGCTTTGGGCGGAAGATCCCAAGCAGCAGATTGCCTATTTGGTGACTAAGAAATGGGCGCGGCTGTTCTGCCCTGACGTCATTCTTGGTGTCTACACACCCGATGAATTCGAAGACTCATACGGCGGCGAAATTGATATCACTCCCGCGAAGCAGGCTTCAAATACCGCTGCCGCTGCTGGTGTGTCGTTCGGCCCGAAATCCCCCTCGCCGGAAATCGACGGAGTATTCGCAGACCTTTTGGTCGTCGCGAAGCAGCAGGACATTGAAGCCTATGCAACAGCGTGGGCAGGTCTCAAGCCGAAGCAACGTGCAGCAATCGGCCTTGAATGCCACGAAGCGCTCAAGAACATGGCAGCTACCGTTGATGGCGACTTTACCGATATGACTGGCACTAACGACGGCCTGTCTCAGGTCGGGGAAGCGGCGTAGTGAGAACGGAACTTCAGGGCACTGAGAAATGGCATACAGACCGATCTGGCCGAGTGACAGCCAGCCGGTTTAAAGATGTGATCGCCTGGGGGAAGCCTGACAAAAATGGGAAGCGCGAGCCTATGGGGGCGCGCACCTCATACATGCGCGAACTGTGCTTCGAGCGACTGGCAAAGAAGTCCAAGCACAACGTAAGCAGCGCCTCTCTGAAGTGGGGTCACACCGAAGAACAGAAGGCTCAAAACGCCTACGAGATGCTGACTGGCAACATCGTCATACCGTCAGAGTTCATCGTCCACCCGAAGTATGACTGGCTCGGTTGCTCGCCGGACGGCTTGATCAACGACGACGGAGGCACCGAGTCCAAGTGTCCTTTCAACGAGGCGATACACGTCAGGACGTGGCTCGAAGGCATGCCTGAGGAACACATGCCGCAGGTTCAGGGCTGCATGTTCGTTACGGGGCGGAAATGGTGGGACTTTCTGTCGTTCGATTCTCGCCAAGATGAAGAGTGTCAGCTCTACATCGAGACGATTCACCGCGACGAAGACTACATCGCCAACCTTCACAAAGAGCTGGTTCAGTTCAACCTGGAACTGAACCGCATGGTTGATGAGGTCGCAGACAAGGCCAGGGCGCAGGCCCATCGTTTAGGAGCTTGATCATGATCAGCAACCTCAAATCAGACATCGAGTTCCGGCGCGATAAAGCGCTGGAGCTTTCCAATCAGGTCGAACAGCACCTTGCCGCCGGCGGGCGCTTCTCTCGATCCGAGCCCGCTCAAATCAATCCGCCACCTGCTGGGCGCTCCGCAAAGATCGATCCCGAAACTGTACTCAAGCGCCGCCGCCCCACCATAAGTCCGGCAGATCGCAAGGCGCTACGGAAACTCGCGGAGGCGTTATGAGCAAGCGCAAGGCAAACAATGGCTTCGCCCGCGTCGAACGTAGTTGCCGGGCGCTACTCAGCACCAATCACGTTGCGGTCGTGAACATCGATCCGAGCGGCGCCCAGATCATGGCGAACTGGAAAAACTGCCGGCAGATCCGGAGCCTGGCCATCGCCAATGCCCTGTTCGACTTCGCCTACCACTGGACGATCTACCTCAGCGCCATGTGTCGGGACGAGCGCGGTGTCGAGTACGTCAAGTCGGTGGAGATATCGCCCGAGGGCATCTACAAGGTCGAGCGCCTGACGGATGCCATTGAGCATTACTACCTCGAGCTGCGAAACAGCTGCAACGCGAACCACTTGGTCGCCTCTGGCTGGATCGCCGTTCCCGCGGAGGTTTCGCTTGACGAGATGCAGGCCGCGAAGGTGTTCTACGTCACCGGTGTCTGGCATCAGGTGAAGGTCGCAGCATGAGACGAATCAGCAACCAGGTGCGCCAGCGCCGACGGCAGACATGGCTGGATCTACCGGCCCACGGAATTGAAGAGGCAGGCCATGGCCAAGAGCAACGCGCAACTGCAGAAGGACAAACGCGCCAAGGAGAAAGCTCTGCTCGACCGGATCGGCGCCGAGAAGCGCACGCTGATTGTGTCGAAAGCGCTCGCTGATGCACTTGATGTGCTGGGCCAGCGCCACGACTTCGAGGAATGGCAGGAGACGGTGTCGACGTTCTTGATCAACCTGGCGGCCGCGCCGCCGGAAGAGTCGTCCCACTTCTCCAGCATGTCGCGACCGGAAATTGTCGTTAAAGAAAAGTGGTCGCGGCAGCTTGAAGCGTTTGCCGCGACTGGCTCAGAGAGTGGTTGAATGGTTCAGCATGTCTTGTTCACAAATATAGACATTTCATGATTCTCGATTAGCCACCTGGCCACTTCACCAAACTCACCGGGCTCATCCTTAAAAATATGTGCTGTTCGGGGAGTGATCATAGGGGAGCTGAGGAGAGATCCAGAAAATTTTATTTGGTCATACCGAAATGAATAATCCCAATTTGCGACTGCGGCCAGGCTCAACGATATATTCGTATCTTTGACTAGCTTCCAAATCTCCTTTTGATCTTCGACCTTCATTCTTTCGCCGATATATACAGACTTAATGCATTCCAATGGCAGCCCCATTGTCAATACCGGATGTTTGCCATCACCTTCCTCGGCGAGATGTAAATCTTTTGTCGCTCGTACGAGTCGAACTTCTTTCTCGTAAGCCCAGACATTGGATTTTACGCATAGATCAGAAATAGGTACGACGCGATCATAAAAATCTGAAAGATTGAAAACAGGCCTACGCTTCTGATATTTAACAGGATTCAAACCGTTAAAAAATTCGTGGCTTTCATCAAATTCAATCAGCGCACCTGAGTATTCCCCTGCGTAGTGAGCCCACATCAGGAGGCTTTCAGCATTACGACTAAGACACAAAATGCCTACAGTCTTATTCAACGTTGAGACGATGTTTCTTGCCTGAAAATCGCTCCTGTTCTTTTCATCACCCGGTATATGTCCACGATCTAGACCTGCTCTTCGAGGGCTCAAAACACAAAAGGACAGGTTTCTTGTGTGCTCGACTGTATCTGCAGCGACAAAGAACTGTGGCAACAGCTCAAACGGATCGTTAAAGGCACTAGGCTGGGTGAATTTGATGCTCCCTTTCAATATCCTTTTCGCTGTGCCTACAGTCACATATTTGTAAAGCCCCATAAACACTCCCTTAGCCAGCGCCATGCCGGGCCGAACACAAATGTCCCACTTCAACGAATCACGCCAGCCGGCGAGAAGACAAAGAAAATCTTCTTAAGACTTATCGATGGGAACGGTAATTTCGTTACACTTTTTGATGACGGCAGCAGCCTGCTGGATACCCGCGTCGTCCGTCGAAGCACCCGAAATAGTGTGATGAATCTCACTTATTATTTTTTCTTCAAGCTCCTCTATCAGAAAGTGATAACACGAAGCGCCAAATTTATCGATATACTCTGTTTGATGCGGAAGCACAAGCTTTAAAACTTCTGAGGTTTTCTTAAAGTCAAGAAGATCAGCCCCAAGTCCATGTTTTATAGAAAATGCGCGCATGACAGCCTGCATCATTACGGTCGCATAGGCAGAATAAGATGCCCACAACATCGGTGTAACGAACGGACGTGACCTTGACGGAACAATCTGAGCTTTCAAAAACTCTGGATCTATCTGTTTATCTAAAATCTCAACAAGTCTACGAACATTTGGATCATGCTTAGCCGCTTCGGCCACTACTTCGAATTTTATAACCGACATCCAAACAGATACAATCTTAAATGCACCAAGGGAAACTACTGAAGCCCATAACTCGTCACAGGCTTCCATTCTTTTTTTGTCCAGCAACAACTGTCTACTTGATATAGCCGAAAGAGTTCCGCTTCGTAACGCAGTAATTTCCACCTCATTACTTCGCAGCTCGGCCTTGAAAGACTCTTCTGATCTTCGCAAATCAAACTTATAACTTTCAAGCAAATGGGCATATTCGCTTTCAACTGATTTCGTCAATCTTGTAATTATCAGATTTCTCGCAAGCCAAAGCACTAAAGAAACCAGAGCTGCTGACCCTCCAGAAGCCAAAAGTATGTCCATGCATGCGTCCTCCAACTGTTAATTCTCAACTATATCCGGGAGGTATCCCCATGCCCACTGCAATCGATTTGTTCTCCGGTCTCGGCGGATGGTCTACCGGCGCCCGCAACGCAGGCATCGAAGTTATCTGGGCGGCCAATCACTGGCCGGTCGCGGTCGAGTGGCACAGCGCCAACCACCCGGACGCGATTCACATCTGCCAAGATTTGCACCAGGCGGATTGGTCGAAGGTCCCAGCGCACGACATCATGCTGGCCTCCCCCTGCTGCCAAGGACATTCGAAAGCCCGAGGCAAGCAGTCTGGCAACGCGCAGCACGATGCATCGAGGTCAACAGCTTGGGCAGTTGTGTCGGCTGCCGAATTCCACCGGCCTGAAGTCGTGCTGGTCGAGAATGTTGAAGAGTTCACGGCCTGGGCTTTGTACCCGGCATGGTCACAGGCAATGGCTGCGCTCGGCTACATGATCGCTCCGCACGTCGTTGATTGCGCCGATCTCGGCGTGCCTCAACACCGGGTGCGCCTCTTTCTGGTGTGCACCCGAAGCAAGGCGCCTCTCATTCTGCAGCTGCACCAACGCCGCCACGTTCCGGCCTCCTCCTTCATCGACTTCGATGCCGGCAAATGGAGCAATGTCGTAAAGCCTGGGCGCGCTGAGTCGACGCTGCTCCGCGTTAAGAATGGTCGAGAACGCTTCGGTGATCGATTCATAATGCCCTATTACGGATCCGGCTCTGGGCTGACAGGCCGAAGCTTGGAGCGCCCGATCGGGACCATCACCACGCTTGACCGATGGGCTCTGGTGCGCGGAGATGAGATGCGGATGCTCTCGGCGAACGAGGCCCTTGCTGCCATGTCTTTCCCGGCTGACACAAAGCGCCCGGACAATCACCGGCTCACCATGCACATGGCAGGCAATGCGGTACCGCCGCTGGCCGGACAAAGAATAATTGAGGCGCTCAAGGCCGCCGCGTAATTACCCGGCTATGCCACTAGACGAAGGCATTCAATCCCTCATCAAATTTCAACACTGATAATCCTGAACTGATCCTCGAGCAATCAGCGAGATGAGAAACTATCAGCAAGGGAATGACAACCACATCAAGCAACCCCTTTTCCTTCAAATAAGACTCGTACACTTTAGCTACCTCTCGAACTCTCATCTCAGCTGACTTGATAATTTGAGGAGCAGTAGCATATTTTATTTCCGCAACGTAATGAACCCCGGGAATTTTCACGATAAGATCTATATGAAAATCTCTGTCTCGCCCTTTCAGAACAAATCCTGTTGAAGCAACACCACCTTCTAATGGCCCATCTTTTGAAGTAATTGCTCGCGCCACCTGCGATTCAAAACCTAATATGCGATTTGTCATTTGCATCGACTTTATCGCTTTTCGAAGATACGGATTACTTTTGGTTGCTGAACTTCTAGGCTTGGCTTCAGAGTTTCGGGGGGCAGGCGCTGCTGTAGCCAGCGAGATTATCGGATTGTTCGCTTCTGTAGCGCCAGTATCTGGCGAAGCCTGCTCAGCACTAGCCATATTTGCCGATATAATTTCATCAGCCTCTTTCGCGGCTTTAGCAGTTTCTTCGTCAGGGCTTTGTTTTTTTAACTGATACTCCCAGTACTTATCTCGATTCCAAAAAAGAGCCGCAAGCTTTTCCAGAAAATCAAGATCTGTTACAAGAGTAGCTACAATAAATATTGCCAGACCATATGTAACCGCATTGTTGGCAGCGAACGCCAATGCAAGAACCAAAGCGCTTCCAATTAGCTTAACTATTGACGCTCTATTTTTTTCGTAACACGAAAACAACAGCATCCACACTAATCCTGCTATGCCTAATATCTGCGCTAAAACGGCAGAAGCATCCTTGATATCAGTAAACAATCCCATGCCACGCTACCCGTCTTAATGAGGCAAGGTGCCATCACCCTTGCGCAAATGGCGTAAACCTTACCTCACCCCGCCAAAAACTCCATTTAAATATTGGCTTTCCACTCTATATCTCACCGCCCGGGCATGCCCCGGCATAGGACGCCCCATGCCCACAGAAAACAAACTCGCTCTGAAGCGCCAGCGCGTCGTTCACGTCAACCAAGCGATCCGGATCATCGGCACCCATGGCCGGCGATTCTTCTTCAACCAGGTCGCCGATCGTTACGCCAGCATGGAGGTCGATCAACGGGGCAAGGTCTGGTTCATCGACGAT